TATCACCTAAAGTTACATTTAATTGAAATGAGATACTGCTGATTTCAGTATGACTAGCTAACACACCATTTTTAAAAACTAATAGCGATGATGTGCCTACTTCATACCTGCCTGTCGTAAGTACAAATGTAACTACACCAGAAGTATTTGCTGTAAATGTCTCACGTTTTAATACAGCACCTCGCCCGGATACAGCTACCCAACCGCCTGTAGCACCTTTATACACAAAAGATTCGTTTAAATCTGTACGGTAAAATCTTTGCCCAACCACAGGGTCTGGCGGAAACGCTATGCCTTTGTCTTCTACCATATTTTTAGCTATATGCCCTGCAAAATCTAAATCGCCTGCTAAACTGCCGTTTACTCTAGTTACATAATCAGTATGCGTATGATTAACATCAGCCTTTCCTGTAAGTAAATTGTTTACCTCATGTTTACGATAGTATAAATTATCACCACGCTCTAAATTTAAATACTGCGGATGATCATCATTAAGCAAACCAGTTAAACCACTGTGGTTATTTGTCCAATCCACATCGCCTATTTTTTTCCACCGAGCATCTAAACCACCGCTGGTTGCTACACATACATACAAAGCAGGCTTGCCATCTCCATCATTAGTAACGCCGTATACAGTATTTACAGGTTTATCCAGAGGTAAATTATTTCTATGTGGTAACCACCCTGCAAAATTTGGGTCAGCTAGATTAGGTACATCCACAAGATTACCCCAGCTTACAATAGCTTGTCCTGCTGTAGCAAGCTGGTTTTTAGTGTAATACCTACTATCGTGATCGTTACTAGATTTATGTGTACCTAAGGTGTTGTCTACATAAATTTTTGTGGCTGCGTCTGTATTAGACGTAGGTGCAGCTAAATTAATAATTTTGTTGTTAGCTGCATTTAAATCTGAACCTAAAGACTTATTAGAAAGTGTTTGCGTATCTGTAGTACCAACAACATTTCCTGCTACACCATGTACGTTATTTGTAGTAGCATTGTGTAAATCTACCTTTGCCTGTGCACCTTCCAATGTTTCATGTCCTGTATGGGGTGCGTCTGCTGTTATGTGTTGATACGCTTCTGTAAGTGTCACAGGCGGAGTGCTTTTCCAAGAACCTGTTCCCAATATTTCGCTAAAACGCTTAGCAAACCAGCTTAATAATTTAGTTAACGTACCTGTTTCTGCATACGGTTCAGTAATATTTGGATTTATTGTGCGTTCACCTACGAAAGTATCGTTAAGTCTAAAATCGCTTGCTAAATATTCTGGTTTTATACCGCCGGGATATGTTTGTCCCGTATCAAAGTCTTTTATGGTACTAGATGGATCTAACATCGCAAATAAATTATCTAAATCATGCTCTATTTGGTCAGCCCCGCCACGTCCTTTAGAACGCTGACCAATAGTACCGTCAAAAGTACGCTTGACTTCAGCCACTTATATCCCTCCCTGCATTAATCGTACTGGTTCACATATTAATACTACTGCGTATACAGTGATTGGATAAGGAGACTCATCATAAAGACGTATACCTGCAAAACGCCCCGGCGGTAAGTTTAATGGAAATATACCAGAAATAACAGCACTTTGTCGCCCAAAACCATATGTACTGCCATAAATGTTTCTCACATTCCAATTCTCTTTTGGGCCAACTTTTACAACCTGTGTTACACCATCTACAACAACATGCACTTCTAAATTATCAGTTATACTATCGCCACTAACAATTAATTGTAAATAACGATAACGTGCTTTTTGTGATTTAGATGGCGCCTTATATGCAGTATCTACAATAAATGGTACAGTTTTGTCCATTATAGTTGTAGGTACATGTCCCCAATAAGACCCCCAGCGTTTGCCCCACATAAGTACATCTTCAGCAGTAAGAAACCTTCCCACAGAGCCATCTTCCATAACCGCATACATACGCCAAGGAGTAGTTAATATATTATTAACAGGTGCTGTAATTACACCCTGCCACCGTCTAGTAGTAGCATTGTACTTTAATACAGCACTATCAGCTATTTGTGTAAGAGATGGATGTTCTGGAGTAAATATCACAAATAAATTATCCCTAAAAGATTTAACAGAATATTTACCTGCATCCGCACTATCATACAGCAGCGGTTGAACATGGCCAGAAATAGGCGGTACAGAGAAAATATCATCTATAACAGTAGGTGTAATTAAAAAAAGTTCTTTGCTGTCCGTAAGCATTGCTAAACCGATAGGCCCTTTTTGTGTATTTATCGGTGCAACAACTTCCTGATGTAAAGCACCCATACCACCTAAATCGTTAATTACTATATCACTAACAGTAGGGTCACTATGAAAAATCTTACCAGAAATAAACTTAGTGTATCCGTAGCCAGATACAAAAAGTACGCTAGAGAAACTATAAATCATGCGTATACTTGAAGGAAATGTTAGATAAAACCGTTTGCCTGATATTTGTGGTACTTGCTCAGGCATTCCGGGTTTTGAATACCACAAGGTTTTATCATCCGTACTGTCCACATAGAACATAACGTCGCCATGTAAACAGATATTGCTTGCTTCTGGTGGTACATTGTTGTCATCAGCTAATGCTGTGGATGTTAGAAGTTCTGCGTCACTCTTGTTATCTGTATAAGTTGTGGTAGTATTATCAGCAATTTCCGTTACAAAGTAATGAGCTTTGCCATCAGCTATTGTGCGGTACAACCGTCTAGCCACTGTACCTTCAGGCCCAACAGGAATTGTCCAATTTATCTGTTTAGAAGTTACAGTTAGCTCAGCAGATACAGGTGATGGATTAGACTCTACTTTATCAGCATTAACAAATGTATAACGGGCAGTATACTTACCGTTAGGCGTACCCTCAGTTGTGGACGCTGCAATAGTCGCCGCACTTGTCGGGGCATCCACACCAGCTAATCTAACATCTGTGCCATTAAACACTAAAGGTCTACCGCCATGTGCAATGTAAACTTTATCTTTATATGTAGCAAAATTAACGTAGTTACCGCTTAAACCAGAATACACTTTTACGGGATTTTGAAATTCACCCCTTATATAACAAGTACAACTAGCTACATAAAAATCTGTAGTAGCACCGGTTAATGTAAATCTATAACGCATATAATTAGTGATAGTATCAGGTATACCGTTACTAGGTAATTCTGCCCAATCAGACCATGTTACATTATCTTCACTGTTAGCATATTCCACAAGTAGTGTACTGCCTGTGGGTACTGTTGCTAAGTAGGTGCAAGTAGCTTCATAAGCCCAGTCGCCTAATGAAAGCACTGGCGATTGCCAATAAGCTGTCGTTTGACCACTAGGTATTTTAATTGTGCCTTCAGCAGTGTACTCAACAGTACCCGTACCAGTTTGCCATGTATCTTTAGTATTAAATGAATATATACGGCGTCCGCCTTGCACGGCATACAAATCTTTATCATTTGCAATAAGAATGTATTGCTTATTTTTTATAGTTACTAAAGCACTGCCTTTAATTGGTGGAGGTACTTGAAACAGTTTATCTATACCCGGACACTTAGTAATAGCACCAGAATTCGTAGTAAAGTCTGCGTTAAGAGCAAAAGTCACAGAGTCTTTAGCAAGGTTTACAGTATCGCTTACTAAGTCCATACCGTTAAAACCTTCCCATGCGATAAATTCCTGTTTTATATCAGCAGATGCCCAAGAATAATTTAATGAACGTCTTACCATAAATACTCCCTTTCTGCAACCACAGGTTTAATACGAACATCAACAACACCAGCTAACTCACGTTTAATATCTTCCCATAAGGCTGCTAAATTTTGGTACACAGCAAACTGTCCTAATTTAATTGCGTGTCTACTGCGTACATATACGGTTACTAGTAATTCATGGTATTCTACGGGCAATTCGTCTGGTACGTCTGTATCTTCTACTAAATCGTCTGGATACGCTTTATACCACATTCTTACTACACCAGCTTCTGGCGGTTTATCAAAAATTTGTATGCGTAATCGTTCTAAGAATAGGTATTGCGTAACTGCTAACGAACCCACATTCGCTAAATTAATGTCATAAATAGGCGTTAATTCAGTGGTGTTGCCACCAGCTTCCCAAATAACACGCAGGGGTAATATTAAATCCTCAGGTAAATCCACAACGCCATTAGCGTCAGGTACTAAAGTTACCTCCTTTATAATATTTAAATCTTTAGCTAAGTCCTGACGTGCTTGGTTAATTAACTGTACTAAAGTTTGTTTATCCATAAGCAGCGGATTAGCAGGGTTGTCGTCAATGCTCCACCAGTAATAATTACATAACTCTAACAAATTCATTTAATAAGACACCACCTTCTTTTCCACGCTAAGATAACACTTTTGTTTGGAGTACGTACGTTAGTAGTCCTAATAAGAATGTAGCTAGCGCACCAGCACCCCACAGGAATATGGATATAGCTTGGTTTATCTTTTCCCCTAAATACCGCAATTCAGTTTTATCTGAGCTATTTTGTATTTCTAGCTGTGTAATACGCTCTCCTTGTTCTACTGCTAAATGTCTAATCTCCTCTGTAAGTACGCTTAACTGTTCACATAAATTATCAATTAAGTGATCGTTGATTAAAGCATTTTTCTCTAATGTAGTCACACGTTTATTTAAAGTACGCATTTCCATACACATATTCTCATGCTGATTGCATTGCACTAAAGTCACACCTCCCTACAATATGCAAATAGCAGAGGGACGCTGTGCTATCCCTCTGCTATCGCCCCCCTAACAACTAGGCTTAGCTACATATTTATGCTACATTATGTCCATAAATCCACTGCCATCCATGAAAACCAAAGCTGTATCTGCATACATATTTCCATTTAAGAGTTTCAGTATCAAAATCTTCATCTCTTTCAGGTACAGGTTTACGTCTTTCAAACCACATCAGGTACTGTTTCATTAATTTGCTGTCTACCATAAACCAATTATTACTATTTTCAAGTAAAGGAAGCACAATAACGTTGTACGCATTTTTACGAACGTTATCTGCTCTTTTATCGGTATCAGCTCTACCATCAGATTTCAAAAATTCTTCCACACGCATTTGCAGGGAGGGTGAAACTAATATGGTATCCGGCTGTATTAAAAGTTTTTTACCTCTGTCATCAGTAAAATTCATCATAGCTATGCGGGTAGCTTCGATGTTGTCAATACTGAGTTCAGAAGTACCAGCATTACTCTGTACTTCAGTAGCACCCGGATATAAAGGATGCTGTGTATCACATAAAGGTCTGCCATCAGGCCCAGGAAAGTTAATATCAAAAGCATTATTGAAAACGCTTGTTGCATGTAACTGTCTGGTGCGATGTACGGATAAAGTAGCAGCGTTTATACGGGATTTAATTTCTGGATATTGTGCATCTTCCCAAAGATCCCGCTCAATCATAATACCAATAGAATATTTTTCATGGCGATAAACTTTATCCCACAAGGGGTTGGGTGTGTCGTAGTAAACAGAACCATTCCACTTTTGCATTAACCCCAAGTTACCAATACCAGCAACTTTTTCTTCCGCTTTTTCAGAAGTATTTACGTTATATAATCTAGTTACAAGGTCGTCACCTTGCTCTATGGTTTGTTCGTAAACCTGAAATAAATAAGGTTCTAGAAACTGTGCAAATTTTTCTCTTGTCATCATAATGCCACGCCACCTCCATTAAGTAAAATTATCTTTAAGACAACTGTCTATTTTTGAAAACAACTTTGGCTTTAGCGTTCGCACCATCTATAGCAATTATAGCACAAGGCCCTGATTCAACATCTGCAGCGTTCAGCATAGTGCCAGTGCTATCTATATCTGCTGTGGCACACCCTACCACAAAGCCGGCATCTGGAGTACCTGTATAAGCTGCTTCCCAAACTTGTCCGGGAAGGACTAAATGTACTTTACAGGTTTTGTCGATACCTGCTTCGACACTATGTAGAGAAACTGCTGCTACAGCACCACCAGCAGATGCTTTGGTTAACCTGCCGTTAGCGAAAACTAAACACTCACCTTCAGCAATAGCTTCATTATTATTCACATAAAACTCCATAATTACTGGAGCTTTATCAGTCTGTTCAACTAATCTAAACATTAAAATGACACCTCCTATTCA